AAGTTGTAGTATTGCCTGACCTTTCATTTCGTCGTTATAGGTGTAACCACGAACATTACCTCTTGTAGCATATCTGTCTACAAGTTTTAACCACATCATTGCAAGTTTATCAGTTGCTTTACCGTGTGTCTTTGAAAAGTTGCCGTTTTCCATGCCACCTTCCCAATGACTTTTACCGATACAAAATAAATTACCATCATCATCAAACTTATAATGTTGAAACGGAGGAAAGTTAAGTTTTGTTTTTGTATCAGCAATAGTTTTTGGATTTTTCTTACGACCAGGCTCTTCTGGAATATGTTCAAATGTCATGACTCGAAAGATCAATTCTTCTTTTGTAATAGATCTGTAGTCAACTTCACATTCGGCTTGTTTTACTTTTTCGCCAGCCATTTTACGAGTTTCGTAATCTTTAGTAGATAAGCGTTTTGCTTTATTGCGTTTTGCTTCTGCTATTGTACGAATGTTAATACGTTCGACATCGGGCAGTATTATATCAAACTCAGAATAGCTCGGTTCAATGTAGCTATTAAATGTATTTTTAGATTTGTGTATTTCTAACAATAGATCTCTATTGTTAAGATAATTCTTTTTGCGCATAATTTCTCCTAGAAACTTATTACTATTATAAACTATGTAGTTAAATTTGTCAACTAAATACTATAGGAGAATATTTAATGGCAGATAAATTTTATGATAATCTTTCACCCTCATGGATGAGAGCGCTGACTGTATCTGGATCAAATGCAGTAAAACAGACAATTGCACAAGCATCCACAAATAACGGAGAAATTATAAATGACTGGAGGGTTAGACTTGCAGTACCTAGTCAATTTAGAAATGGTGAAATATTGAAACCATTAGGCAGTCATATGATTTTTCCTTTTACTCCTACAATTATTTTAGGGCATAGTGCAAATTATACACAAATAGCACCAACACATTCTAACTATCCATTCCAGTCTTATAGAAATAGTGATATTCAACAAATTACTATTACCGGTGAATTTATAAGTGAAAATGCAGAAGATGCAAAATATTGGTTAGCAGCAGTACATTTTTTAAGAACAATGACAAAAATGTTTTACGGCGATACAGGTGCTCCTCCTCCGATATCTAGATTAAGTGGTTATGGCAGACACGTATTTGATAGAGTACCAGTTGTAATAACAAACTTTACTACTGATTTATTAGGTGATAATGATTACATAAAATGTGAAGTAGATGGCAAGGACAATTATGTTCCGGTATCATCAACTATTACAGTTACAGCATCACCGACATATGCAAGAGCGTTAGTATCTCAATTTACACTTAAAGATTTTGCTGAAGGTAAACTTAGTGATAAAGGATTTATCTAATGAAGTTATACGAAAATACACCAATTAATAATCAAGGATATTTAGACTTATTTGTGCCTAGGCCAATTCCAAAAGCACCTGACGATATATTGTTTGAAATTCCAGCAGCGTATACATATAGACCCGACTTGCTTGCAATGGCATTATATGGATCAAAAGATTTATGGTGGGTATTTGCTCAGAGAAATACTGATATATTAAAAGATCCTATTTTTGACTTTATTGCGGGTACAAAAATTTATCTACCGCAAGAGCAATATTTAACAAAGAGTATAGGATAATATATGGCACCGAAGTCTTATTATCAACCGGTATCACAAACGCCAAGAAGTTCGTCAGCAAATGTTGACAGTAATGTTGCACCGAAAAATATAACCTCGTCACCGTTAAGTAAACCTAGTTTACTACCTGGTAAATTAACAGATTCGATTACTACTTTTGCAGATGCAACAACTGTAGCATTAGATCCTCAAAGAAATAAAGTTGCTGCAAATATTTCTAATTCACTCAGTACAATTAATCCTGCATTGCGTGGTACAGTTGCAAGCCTTAATTCTTTAAGTCAAGCAACCGGCGGCGGGCTTGGAAGTATAGCAGGAAAAATACCTGCGCTTGATAGTGTACTATCAACATCGTTATCTGGTCTTAGTGTTTTAGAAACAGCCGGTAAAATAAGTTCGATAACTGGGCTATCTGGAAATTTTGCAGGAAACATCGGAGCAATAAAAAATCCACTTTCTGATACTGCTAGAATACTAGGAGTAAACTTAAACAATGACCTTTCGAACCAAGTTAATAATGTAACAGGTAATCTTCTAGGAGGATCAAGTTCTATTGTAGGAAATTTAAATCGTATTAATTCTAGCCTTGGAAATCTAAAACCAGGCGGCGGCTTATCTAATCTTTCTAATGTTAATAATGCACTAATATCAGCTAATAATATTGCTGGTGTATTTGGCTCAAAAAATGCAAAACTAACAAATCTTACAAATACAATTGGTCAAATTTCAAATTTTGCAGGACAATTATCTAGTCTAACAGGGAATTTACAACAGCCATTATCGGATCTTTTACAAATTGATAGAAGTAATAAATTTTTTACAGGACTTACTGATATTATAGAAGGCGCAGATTCGTTTATAGAGTTATTTAATGATCCTATGTCTATGACTGACGATCTTGCAAATCTCGGAATACCTATGCAAGGTAATAAACTTAAAAATCCGTTAAGAGTACATAGCATTTATAATTATAGAATTACTTTAGGAGTTTTATCTCCTGAAGAATATAACAATGCGTCAAAATATAAAACTGACGGATTTGAAACTATAATAATTAGATCAGGTGGCGGCACAGATAGACGAGTACTTACTACTGCTGAAGTCGAACAATTAAAAGGACACGCAGAGTATTTTATAGATGATTTAGAAATTGACAGTGTAATTGCCCCAAATTCAAAAACTGGAGTATCTTTAGGAACTACTATAAATTTTACAGTAACTGAACCATATAGTATGGGTAAGTTTTTAGAAGCATTAAAAATTACTGCCGAAGAAAAGCAATATTCAAGTTTTAACAAAATACCTTTTTGTTTAAAAATATCATTTGAAGGATACGGACCATCAGGCGAAAAAATAAAAGCTCCTGGTGTAATTGACAAATATATCCCTATTATGATAATAAACACAGATTTTGACGTTACAGAATCAGGAAGCGTTTACGGTGTTAAAGCAGTAGCATACTCTGAAATAGCTTTTGAAGATGCTATTAATACTACAAAAACTGATGTAAATGCTTCAGGAAGAACTGCTGCAGAAGTACTAGAAACATCAAATAAAAGTATAACACGAAATATTAATGAACATATAGAAAAACTAGAAGAATCTAAAAAAATAAAAGGTTATGATAGATATTTAATCTTATTTCCTAAAGAAAAAGATAGTGTAATACAGGCGTATAATAATTATAACGGTCTTAAAACAACCCATAACGCACTAATGATAGATGCAGAAAAACAATATCAAACAGAAAGAGGCGGCCAAGATAACAATCCTAATGCACCGGAAAGGGTTACGAAAGGAAACTCGGATGTTAAATTTTTTAATGCTCCTCCGATATATAGTTCTTTAAGAGCGTGGGGACTGAACGAAGACAATGTAAACGAACTAGGTAGATCAAAAGTTTTAGGAGATCCTACTAAATCTAATGATTCGTCTAATGCTTCACCGGCAGCAGTGTCTATTGGACCAAACGACCCTGACGCAGCAAGAGAAAAGTTTATTATGTTTCAGAATTCCGCAGAATTAGAAATCGCTACAACTGCTAATCTTTTTACATATCCCCAGCAATCAAAAATTACACAAATAATTGAAGATGTAATGCTAGATACAGACTATTGCCAAAAAGCTCCACAAGAAACAAATGATGGTAAAAAGAAATGGTTTATAATTGAGCCTATGGTTTTTATTGAATATGATACAGATATCGAAAAATCTATTGGTAGGCATAGAATGACGTATGTTTATTGTGTACATCCCTATTTGCCAGACGAAGCAAAGACATTAGCTCCTGGTGAATCTCCAATGAATACAAAAAAATTAAAGGATTCAGCTGTAAAAGAATATGATTACATATATACAGGAAAAAATGAAGATATTATAGATTTTAATATTAATTTTAATAATGCATTTGTTAATAATGTTCTTAGTGATGTAGGATCTGGTTATAATAACACAAATAAATTAGCACTAACACCTGGTATAGTTAGCAATCCGCAGTTATCAGAAAATAATTCAAACGTCGAAAATAGTGATGATTATGACTCGAGAGCTATATCACTAATGGTAAGGAATGATCATCAATTTTTAAATGGTAGTTATTCAAAAACTACTGCTAGACGTATTGCTGAAACGTTTCATAATAGAATTATTAACAGTGAAATAGAAATGATATCTGCTACAATGGAAATTTGGGGAGATCCATTTTATCTACCTACAGATCAAGGAAATTATAAGTCAGGATTTTTATCACCAAATGTGTCTAAGGATGGCACTGTTGAATATTTAAATAACGAAGTACTTTGTGTTATTAATTTTAAAACACCGATTGATTATCCTAAAGAAATGGGAAATTTTGTAATGAATATGCCTGAGCTTGTAAAACCGTTTAGTGGACTATTTCAAGTACTTGGAGTGTCAAATAGTTTTAGTGGCGGCGAATTTAAACAAAATTTAAAATTAATTAGACGAGCTAATCAAACTACTGAAGGCGAAGGATCATCGGGACACTATTATGGTAATCTTTATCGAGAAGATCGAACTAATGGTAATGACGCATCTGATAATATCGGTGCAAGGGCTAATACTACTAATTTAAATTTAGCCGCTGCAAGCACGTCTGCAGAATCAATGGTTAACAATTTAGGAGATCAAGTATTTCTTGCTAATAAGACACCAGAATACGGTGAAAAATTTCTTGATACTGTCGAAGAATTTAGACCTAATGTTAGAGACAAATGGTCAATAGGCAAAAATGCAAGTGGTAAAACTATATGGATAAGGGCAGATGAGCCATGAGTAAACAAACTGCAATAATATCTATTGGCAATAATGATCAAAATTTGCCTGCCGCAACCACAGGCGAAAATCTTACTGGAATTATTAAAGATTTAAAGTTAAAAGGATACGAAACTATAGTTGTAGTTCCACCTAATGATGATCCTGAAAATGGGCTACCGTCCTACAAGAGTGCAATTGAAAGTGCAGCTAGTGCAGAAGGAGCAACAGTTTTACCTCTTGTATCTGCTACCGATTTTATGGAAGCAGGAGCCTCTCTTAATCTTACAACAGAAAAGGCACTAGAAATAAAGAATCAATATCCTGAAGCAACTATTATAGGTGACTTTAACGCAAAAAAGATAAACTTAAACAGTGGCACAAGTGTAATTTCTAGCCAGGCTACTAGTGGAGAAACATATAATAATAGAGATAAAATTTCAGACATATCCGAAGGTGCAGACGAAGACGGCAAAGAGTACATTACTATTACTGAGCAAGATAAAAAGTTACTTGATCTAATTGCAAAATACGAATCAGGTCCTCTAGGTTATAATGCACACTGGATGGGAGAAACTGACAATCGACTATGCAGTATGACCTTAGATGATGTGAAAGAAAAACAAAATAAATTAGTCAGTAGAGAAGGTAAACCGGGCGAATCGTCAGCAGTTGGCAGATATCAATTTATTCGAGTAACACTAGATTACTGTATTAAGAATGCAGGACTAAACGATAAAAAAGATATTATTAGATTTACTCCTGAAGTGCAAGATGCTCTTATAATTATAAGACTAGAAGGATTTCGAAAACTAAAAAAATGGAAAGCCGGAAAATTATCAGATCAAGATTTTCAACTACAACTAGCTATGGAGTTTGCAAGTGTACCAGTACCGTTTGATGTATCGAGAGGATCAATAGGAGAGTATAAAGGAGTTCCTATCCCAAAAACTAATCTTTCTCAAGGACAAGGTTTCTACGATGGTGACGGAATAAATGGTGTAGGACATAAAGGCTCTAATTTTACACAAGCTCTTACAGATATTAGAAATGGTGGTGTAGGAAAAATTACTAAATCGGTTATAAACGCAGACGGAACAAGTGTTGCTGATCCTGCGACTGGCGCTAGTCTAAAAAGTATTACAGATTTTGCTACTGGTAATGATAATGTTATGACAGGAGGGCGACCAAATGCTGCTCATCCAAATGATCTACTCGAGTTGCCACCTAGCAATAGTACTGTTTACGAATATACGCCTATAGAACCTCATTACAATCGCTACGATTTTAGATTAGGAAGAATGATTAGAGATCTTAGAGTAAACAACGGAACAATTGATTCAAACCATATGTTAAAAAGTGAATCGATAGGCAAAGCAGATAAAGTTGAAGACAATTTTACTAGTATATACAAAGGATATCCTAGCTTTGAAGAAAGAGGCCGAGGCGTAATAGACTCTACAACTCAACTTCCTGCAGTAACAACAGCAGAGCAAGCACTGAGCTCGGCAAATAGTATAAATTCAGAATTAGAAAATATAGGAATTACAGATAATACTGTAAAATCTAATATTATAGCAATGGCAGAACAGCAAAGTGCATTGAACCCTAACGCAACTAAAAGTGTTGCAGGTTTCTCAAATGAACAAATAAGATACGAATACGGACCATTAGCAGAAAATATTACTGATTCAACTTTAGATGCTATAAAAGGAGATCCTAATTTATTCTTTGATGAAATTTATGTAGATGCAGGCGGCTCTGCATTTAAACCTAGAGGATTTATTGGTTTAGCCGGAGAAGATAATTATAGAAAAATGTCAGACAAAATCGGCGTAGATTTAGTATCAACGCCTGACCTTGTATATGACCCTACAATAGGTTCTAAAATTGCAGCTAGTTATTATGAAGAAGCATCTGGTGTATATGATCTTACAAGTATGAGAAACACTTATGTTGCAACAAAAGGAATTGACCCAAATAGTCCTAAGGAAATAGAAAATATTAACAATTTAAAAAAACGATCTGATAAATTTAAAGACGAATTTTATTCACCTGACAGACGGAATACTATTGATACAAATTTGTCTAATCCAGTTTCTTATTATAGCGAAGCATTTGATAACAGGCCAGCTGGTACCGTAGGGTTTTCTGAAAAACCTTTGCCTACAACAAAAACCGTTAGTAGATCTTCTACTTCAACTACAGAATGGAAGCGCGATACAGTGTCTAAGAAACAGTCATCAGGTTATTTGCCTCCAGCAAACGACGACGAATTTCTCGAAGCTTTAGCATCTTACGAAACAGTAGAAAGTGACGGACAAATTATTGATGCAGCAACAGGTGCAGTAATAGGCGAAGCACCTAAAGATACTGACATATCATATTCAAACACGGGCGAGGTTATAGTTACTAAACCAGGATATGAATTTATGTATAACGGTTCTGGCGCTATGGAAAATTCTCTTGAAAAAGTAAAAAGAAACACATACAGCAACAAAGCTGAAGCTAGAAAGCGTCTAGCAGAACTCCAATTAGATCCATCAGATTATGAAGAATTATCATCTGATGTTTCTATTAACTCCGATGGCAGAGCACAAGTAAATGCGCCAGGCCGTACAATAACTGGGTTTTATGTACCAGCAGACTTTCCTTATGTAGAAAATAATTTAAATGAAGGAGATTTGTTTACAGGTTACCTTGCTGAATACGACGAAGCAACTGATTCAGATGTATATATAGATTATGAAATATTAAGAGCAGACGGCACAACAGAATTAATTACATTTTAAATAATGACAAATATAGGTAGTAAAAATGTTAAGTTATCAAAGAACTAGACTTTTAAAAAATGCAAATCTACGAGGCCCTGGCCCGTTTGAAGCTATAATTATAAACCATTTAGATCCTCATTATCAAGGATCGTTAGAGGTTGAAATTTTACGACATAATGCAGCTAGTAATACACCGCAACGTAGTGGACAACTAGTAAAGGTAAAATACCTATCTCCGTTTTATGGAGTAACACCAGTAAATAACTTAAAGTCTAAAGACGGTTTTGAAAATTCTCAGAAAAGTTATGGTATGTGGGCAGTTCCGCCAGATTATGGAACTAGAGTATTGGTTATATTCGCAGAAGGAAATTCTAGTAATGGCTATTGGATTGGATGTATACCTGATCACAACATGAATTTTTCAATACCAGACGGACGTCCTAGCACAAAAAATACTACAGAAAGCACTCCAAAAGAATTAAAAGGTAAAAAACTACCTGTAGGCGAATATAATAAAGCGTTTGAAACAGGTGAAAAGACAAATCCGTCACAATTTGCTAGACCATATAATAAAGATTTTACAAGTGTTTTACAGATTCAGGGATTACTTGAAGACGAAGCAAGAGGAACAACTACAACAAGCGCAGTAAGAGAAGTACCGAGTATGGTATTTGGACTTTCTACCCCAGGACCGATGGACAAGCGTCAAGGTAGTCCTAAAGCTCATTATGGCGAAACTGACGGCGGCGTTGAAGTACCGTTTAATAGACTCGGTGGTAGCAGTTTTGTAATGGATGACGGAGACGATAAGCTAATAAGAGCAACACATGCTGAAGATGGACCGCCTATATATGTTAATAGACAGCGACTCGAAGAAGGCGGCGACGAAACTATTCCTCATAATGAATTAATGCGTTTTAGAACTAGAACCGGACATCAGATTTTATTACACAATTCAGAAGATTTAATCTATATTGCTAATTCAAGAGGTACTGCTTGGATTGAATTATCGTCAGACGGTAAAATAGACATACATGCTCAAGATAGTATTTCGGTAATGACAGATACTGACTTGAATTTTACTGCCGAGCGTGATATTAATATGGAAGCAGGTAGAAATGTAAATGTTAAAGCGTCTGCACGTTGGAGTGATTATAAGGCAAGTGAAGCTGGTATTGAAAGTGGCCGAGTGCAAATTGAAAGTTTATTTGATACAAATATTCTTGCAGAACGAGATTATAATATTGCTGTAAAAGGTAATAACAATACTTCTGCAGGAGGCGCTAATAATTTCTCACAAAATGAAATATTAAGTATTAAGGCAAAACACATTTATTTAGAGTCTGAAGGCGACATACATTTAAAGTCAGCGAATAGCTTTTATAGAACATCTGGATCTAATATGTATGATTTTGTAGAAGGAATTTATCACTTAGACGGTGTATTTGCAAACTTTAATATTGGCGAGGATATAAACACTAAAGTTGGTAACACTATAAACACAACAGCTGGACAAAATATATTAAACAAAACTATAGTAGGTGATATACAAAATGTTGCACAAAAAGATATTGTTAACGAAACATTAACTGCTGACACTTCTAAGATTAGCAATCTGTCAGCAGGAACAATTCATCATAAAAGTACAGGCGAACTAGATATAGAATCTAGTCTAGTTAATATAAAAGCAACTGATAGTTATATTGATGGAAATTTACAAGTTAAATCAACAGCAGATGTTTCAATCCTAACAGCAGGTAGTGTTAACGGAACAAGTGCTGGCGGCGTATGGTCTGATACTGGAAACGGTGATGATCAAAAATTAAATTCGCATAGTTTTAGTTTTTCAGGATCGGCTCCGACGTCAATATCTGCGGCATTAGCAAAAAATACGAAGTTACCGTTGCCTAATAAAACTGCATCAGGTGCGTTAGTAAACGCAAGTCCTGGATTATCATCTGGAGGAGATAATGGAGGTAAGGCTAATGGAGATAGCGGAGGATATGGTGACGTTACGCCGTTAAGTACTCATACACTTCCATATATATTTCCAGGCAATCCTACTCCAGTTCCGTACCAAACTATTGTGCCAAGAGCACCGCAGCACGAGCCTTGGCCACATCATGAGAATTTAAACCCTGTAGAATTTAAAAGAGACAAAACAGACAGAGAATCAATTAGTACACTTACAAGTACTGATGTGTTTATTGCTCCTGATGCGTTTGATAAAGGTAAATCAGCTGCTAGTTCTATTAGAGTATTAGGTACAGGTGGGAATATCACTAGTAGTACTATACCTAACAGCGGCGAAGACGACGATGTTGATACTACGCCAATTAATCGAACACCTAGTTCACAAACTCCACCTGCAACTGATCCTGATTATCGTCCATACTCAGGAACTGGACAAGCATATGGCAGAGTAAAATATGGTGAAGAAGGAGTAAACAGAGATCCGTTATACTATGATTGTAAAGGTAAGGCTCGCAGGCTTAGATGCGAACAACGACTTGAAGATTTATTAATTAAAGTTGCACTAGAATTAGATGTAAAAGTAGAAATCTTTAGCGGCGGGCAAATGCCAAAAGATCAGTGCCTATCAGAAGGTGGCTGGGAAAAAGTGATCAACGGTCAAAAATGCTGGATACATCCATCTGAACCTGACATATTAGTAGGCACAGGTTCGCCTAGACACGATTTTGGATCTGCTGCTGATATTAGAATTTATGAAAACTCAGTAAGTCCAGAAAATCAAATATTATGGAATACTGCATTAGGTGCAGAATTTGCAAGACTGTTTATTAAATATGGCGGAAGTAGTGCTGTCGGTGGCTACAAAAAGAATGGTCAACCTTATATGTCTTGGCCAAGTCATATACACGTAGATATTGTTGGAACTGATAGAGGCGGCACTCTTTCTTGGTATAATCAAACAGCAACATGGGCTTCTAAAGTATCTAGTGGTAGATCTCAGCAAACTAATCGTATTCGATCAGCATTTGCATAAGGTAAATACAGTATGAGTTCATTAGAAAAAAATCTATACAAAAGAGTTACTGTACAAGGTAAACCAACGCCATCAGCGGTTGGAAGATCTTATAGAGGATTCTCTAGTATTAACGAAAATACCGAAGGATTTGCATTATATGATTTTGAGCTTATTAAACAAGACATTATTAATCATTTCCATATACAACGCGGCGAAAAACTAAGTGATCCGTACTTTGGATGTGTAATTTGGGATCTATTATGGGAACCATTTACTGATGATGTGCGAGATGCTATATTAGAGAATGTTACAAATATTGTAAACTATGATCCGAGAGTTCAAGTTGAGAATGTATTTGTTGATACTTATGAATCAGGTATTGAAGTAAGTTGTTTATTATCCTATCTGCCTTACAATATTTCAGAGCAATTATTGTTTCGATTTGATCAACAAAGTACTAAAGATTAATAACAGATACTATTATTTCCTTGCATAAATATAAACATTATTGAAGGAAATTTTTATGTCATCAACTGATAGGCAATCGCGATTATTAGCAACAGAAGATTGGAAACGAGTTTATCAATCTTTCCGCAATGCAGACTTCCAAAGTTACGACTTTGACAACTTACGTAGAACAATGATTAATTACCTACGTCAAAATTACCCAGAAGACTTTAATGATTATATTGAAAGTTCAGAATATCTTGCTCTAATCGATTTAATTGCATTTTTAGGACAGAATTTATCCTTCAGAATTGACTTAAATGCTAGAGAAAATTTCTTAGAGACAGCAGAGCGCCGAGAAAGTGTGCTACGATTAGCTCGATTAATTTCGTATAATCCTACAAGGAATAAAGCAGCTAATGGATTGTTAAAGTTTGATAGTGTATCAACTACTGAAAGTATTATTGATACTAATGGCAATAATTTAGCAAATAAAACTGTAGTATGGAATGACAGATCAAATCCTAACTATTTTGAACAATTTAATAAAATTTTAAATTCTGCACTACCGGGTGAAAACTCTATAGGAAATCCATCTAACATTGTAAATTTACAAAATATCACTACTGAGCAATATACGTTCAATGCGTTAAATGCAGATGTTCCGATATATAATTTTGATGCCGTAGTGGAAGGAATATCTACTAAATTTGAAGTTACAAGTACAATTATAAGCGAAGATTCGATAATTGAAGAACCGCCATTACCTGGAGTTAGTCCGTCTTTTGTGTATCGAAACGACGGCCAAGGCGCCGGAAGTTCAAATACAGGATTTTTTATGCACTTTAGACAAGGTACAATGGATAGTGCTGTGTTTGATATTACCAACCCAATTCCAAATCAAACTGTTGCTATCGATAATTCAAATATTAACAATTCTGATTTATGGCTATACGGTATTGACACTAATGGCTTTGAACTTGATTTATGGACCAAGCTTGATTCGGTTGAAGGTAACAACATAATTTATAACAGTTTATTTGCTAATAACAAAAATGTTTATGCAGTTACTACACGAGTAAGTGATAGAGTAAATCTTGTGTTTAGTGATGGTGTATTTGGAAATTTACCTGCAGGTAAATTCCGTTTATATTATAGAACTAGTGATAATAGGAATATGGTAATTAACCCTAAATCTATTAACAATGTAACAATTGAAATTCCGTATGTAAGTAAAATTAATAGACAAGAAATATTAACAATTACATTAGGACTAAAAAACTCTGTAACAAATGCAAGACCATCTGAAACAGATGCAGATATAAAACAAAATGCCCCTGCAACTTATTATACACAAAACAGACTAATAACTGCTGAAGACTATAATATTGGTCCTTTAGGAATTGATCAGGATATTATTAAAACACGAACTGTAAACAGAATATCAAGTGGAGTAAGTAGATATTTAGATTTACGAGATCCAAGCGGCAAGTATTCAGCAACAAACTTATACGGTAATGACGGAGTATTGTACAAAGAAGAATTTACAGATAGTTTTAATTTTTCTTTTGTAACACAATCTGATATCGAAGGCGTATTATATAGTGATATTGAACCTAGGATTAAGTCTTCAAGTGTAAGAAATTTCTATATTGCAAATTTCTTTAAACAAAGTACAATCGATTTACAAGCATATTGGAAACAAGTTACATCGACTACAAATGCATCTACTGGTTATTTTGAAAAGACTCTTGATAGTGGCGAAATATTTTCTACACCTAGTGGAAACAACATTGACAATGATAACATTTACCCAGTAGGAACTTACACAGTAAATGCACTTTCAAATTTACAAGCAGGAGCATTGTGTAAATTTGAAGCACCTACAGGGTATCACTTTATGGGCGATACAATAATGGCAGGCGCAGCTGATCATCCGGGCTCCTCTACATATAAATGGGTTTCGGTACAATCAGTCGATGCAGACGGGACGCTAAACACAATAACGGGTCAAGGACCGATTATATTTAATGACGTAATTCCTAATGGTTCTTTATTAGTAGAAATACTTCCAAAATATGCATTAGCATTATCTGCAGATTTAAAAACTCAAATAATAGATAGAGCATTTTCTTACAAAGATTTTGGAATACGATATGATCAAAATAGTGCTCAATGGAAACTTATAAAATCAGAAGATATTAATACAACTTCTAAATTTGGTTTGCAAAACGCTGGTAGTACTCTTTCAGCTAACTTAGATTCGAGCTGGATATTTTATTTTAAAACTAACGGACAACGATATACAGTTAATTATAGAAACATACGATACATTTTTGAAAGCAAAGATGAAATAAAATTCTTCTATGATGGTAATAACAAAGTATACGATCCTAAGACTAATCAAATACAACGAGACAAAATTACTGTTTTAAATATTAATACACAACCTGATCAATCAAACAATATAGCATTTAACAATGATTTTGTTTGGCACATTTCTAATCCATATACTGACTCGTTTGGCTACGTTGATAATACTAAAATACAGTTAAAATTTGTTGACAGTGATTCAGATGGTATAGCTGATAATCTCGGAGTGTTTG